AGAGATTCCCCTCCTCCCCTCCAAAATCGAATTAAATCAAATTCATTCGAAATCTCAACTCATCCGATAATCACGCTTCACTATGCTCACACTTTCCTCCCTCTGCACTTTAATCATCCTCATTCGCTTCCAAACAAAGCGCCGCAGAAACCAAACGGAACGTACCCTGATCTACCCAATCCGAAACATTCTTTTCGAATGGGAACACAACAGATCAATCCCCCTCGACGTACCGAACCCTCGCCCGTTCGACTACTCCCGATCCCTCCTGTCCTATATCGACCTCTCTACATGTCACAAGATTCTCATACATCTTACCGACACTAAGCTCGCAATCCGAGAACGCTACGCCCAGCGCTCCGAAAATTTCGACCTCTACGAGTACATCGATCCCTCAGACGTGCCCCCCGACCGCCTTCCCGCCAATGGAATTTCCATCAGCGACCGCCGTTACCACACTATCCCAAGTGGCACTCTCAACCTCGATGACAAGATCGTCCCCCCCTTCGACGACCACGATACACACTTTGACAACTACGACCTCCTCGAACAGCAAAACACTGATAACGAAGACCTCTCAGGTTACCCGCCCCACCCCAAGATCGCCAAGATCATCCACGACTGGTTCCCTAACTACCTCCCCTTCCTACAGAAATACTGTCGCCCTCCCTCATTCGGTCCACAAGCCTTCAAAGATTTCAACAGGCCCACCCAAGATCCCCCCCCTCCCACAAAGGAGCGCCACGAAACTATAATGCACATCGTCCGGTCTAAATTCAACATTAGACCCTACCGACCACTGCACTTCGCAGACGCCCTTGCCGCTGAAACGCCCCTCTCGACGTCCTCTTCCTATTACAGTAAGTTCGACCCCTTCACTCGAGTCCTCGCCCGCTACTCAGCTCCCTCCCGTTATAAGGATATGCCTACTTCAAAAGGCTACTCCCTCAACGTAATGCTTAACACCTTCCGCACCGAATACCATCACATCAAATACGATGGACGTCCCTTTCCTTCTGGAAACTACGACTTCGAATCGGAACTACAACTCATGGAAACATGGTTCGCCAAACATCCTTCACAACTGTTCATCCGAACCCAAATATCCCTCCGTGACCCAAACGACCCGAAGAAAATCCGCCCCGTCTACTCCGTCGACGACCGCTTCCTTCACATTGAGAAAACTCTCTGCACCCCCGCCCTAGCCCAGCTTCGCAACCCCGAATGCTGTGTCGCCCACGGCCTCGAAACCTTCCGAGGTGCTATGTCCCTCATTGACCGCGTCGCACAATGGTTTAAAAGCTTCATTTCCCTTGACTGGTCTCAATATGACCAACGTCTCCCCCGCTACGTAATCATCGCTTTCTTCCTTGATTTCCTCGCCTCCCTACTAATCGTCTCACACGGCTACATGCCCACCCGCCTGTACCCAGACACAACACAAAACATGCGCTCATTCGCCTCCCGCATCTTCAACGTTTTGATATTCCTTACCTCATGGTATCTCAGCATGACCTTCCTCTCCTTCGACGGTTTTGCCTTTATTCGCCTACACGGTGGAGTCCCTTCTGGACTTCTGAATACTCAGTTCCTTGACTCATTCGGCAACATGTACATCATTGTTGACTGTCTACTTGAATTCGGTTTCACTCCCAAAGAGTGCCTTGATATGCTCTTCTGCGTCCTAGGTGATGATAACCTCATCTTTCTACACGCTAACATCGAACGCATCACTGCCTTCATGAGCTTCCTTCAAGAGTACGCTTCATCTCGCCATGGAATGATCGTCTCCATCCTCAAGTCCGTCCACACGAACTTAAGAGATAAGATCTCCTTCCTCAGCTACGAAAACACCAACGGTATGCCCACCCGTACCATCGGAAAACTCGTCGCCCAGCTCGCCTTCCCCGAGCGTCCCGTCCCCTCCAAACGTGAGTGGATACACGCCGCCCGAGCCCTCGGCCTCGCCTACGCCAATTGTGGCCAAGACGCCGACTTCCACCATCTTTGCAAGATGACTTACGAAATGTTCAAACCCCCCGGATCCGTACCAACGCACCAACTCAAGAAGATCTTCCAGAAATGGCAGCATCAACTACCTGAGTTCAGCATCGAAACTGAAGAGTACACCTTCCCTCCCTTCCCCTCTCTCACAGAGATTCGAAGCCTCGTCGCCACCTACCACGGCACATTCTCCGAAATGGATAAATGGAACACCAACCTCTTTACGGTACCACCAAGTGACAACCTCCCCGAATACACCACGTTACTCGAGTACATACAGACTGACCCTGAAATGTCCACTACGATACACGAATTCTGGCATGGTAAGAGATCCTTTTAGGATTTCCGTCCACTTTCTTTTAGAAAAAAAAAATAAAAAGAAAAAAA